ACCGTGGACGATTTGCTGGCCATGGGCTATGAGTTGGATGAGATCGAGGAGAACATCTCCAGCACCGACTTAGACAGCAATGACGAGTATTTAGCGCGGCAGCCACTATCCACCACCATGGGATCGGGCGACAGTTTGAATCCTGGCCAACGCCGCGTGCTGTACGTTGAATCCTATATCCGCGTGGACTATGACGGTGACGGCATCGCTGAGTTGCGTAAGGTTTGCTGCATGGGGTCTGGCTACACCGTGGTGCGTAATCTTCCGGCCAGCTACATCCCATTCGTTGACTTCCCTTGCGATCCAGAGCCACACACATCGCCGCTGGAAGCGATGTCGATATTTGATTTGACTCATGACATTCAAGAAATCAAATCCGAAATATTGCGAAATACCTTGGATTCACTGGCGCAGTCTATTCATCCGCGCACGGCGGTGGTTGAGGGTCAGGTCAATATTGATGATGTGCTGAATAACGAGACAGGCGCAATTATTCGGATGCGTGCGCCAGGCATGGTGCAGCCGTTTAGCACGCCATTCGTTGGACAGGCCGCATTTCCCATGCTGGACTACATGGATCAGATGCGCGAAGACCGCACCGGCATGAGCAAGGCCGCGATGGGACTTGATCCTGACGCATTGCAGTCAACCACCAAGGCGGCAGTGGCCGCCACAGTCAGCGCCAGCCAAAGCCGTTTGGAGTTGCAAGCACGCATTCTGGCTGAGGGCATGAAAAAGCTTTTCAAAGGCATTCTGTATCTGATGACAACGCATCAGGACAAGCCTCGCATGGTGCGCTTGCGTAATGAGTGGGTGCAGATTGATCCTCGCGTCTGGAATGCCAACATGGATGTGACCATCAATATTGGTCTGGGCAATGGCGACACAAACGAGCGCATACAGGGTCTGACCATGATCGCCAACAAACAAGATCAGATCATTCAGCAGTATGGTTTGGACAATCCGGTGGCGACACCGGCCATGTACATCCGCACTATGCAGAAGATCATCGAGTTGTCTGGCTTTAAGGATGCATCCAGCTATATACAAAATCTGCCTGCTGACTTCCAATTTCCGCAAGCACAACCACCGAAACCGACACCAGAAGAAGTGCTGGCGCAGGTGCAGGCTCAGTCGATCCAAGCCGACATCCAGAAGAAGGCTGCCGAGTTGGAATTAAAGCGTGAGCAGATGATCCGCGATGACGATTACCGTAGAGATCAAATGGCGCAAGACTTAATGCTCAAAAAATACGAACTTGAGTTAAAGTACCAGACACAAATTAGCACTGCTGAGATTCAAGCGCAGCAGTCTATGGATCGGGAGGCGATGGCGCAAGAGTCTGCAATCATCCAACAGGCTGTGCAGACAGCGGCGAATGTGCCTCCACCCATCAACCTTAATGGAATGGTTTAAATGAACGAAGAACAGGTAAGAAAAGGCCGCAAGTCTGAGCAGTTTATGCAGGACGAAGTATTTGCAGCGGCCATGGAAAAGATGCGTGGCGATTTGCTGTGGGAGTTTGAGAGCAGCAAACCGGAGGAGTCGAGCAAGCGTGAAATTGTTTGGGCGCAGTTGCGTGCCATAGAAACTTTCAAGAACGAACTCACCAAAATGATCGACAACGGCAAGGTGGCACAGCGTGCCATTGAGCGTGCATCTAAAAATCTTGCTTAAATAAGGAAATAGACCAATGCAAACAGTAGCACCAACGCCAGCGGCGAGTGTTGTACAGGGTCCGATGAACATGGCCGAAGCGGCCAATGCACTTGCTGGGATGCTCCCCAATGAGGGACAAGAGGAGAACAGCCAGACGCAGTTGCCCGATGAGGGCGCGGCGGTAGATGAGGAGTTGCTAACCGATGCAGACGTGGATGGCGATGAAACTGATGCCGAACAATCAGGAGAAGATGAGTATTCTGAGGAGGAAGAACAGCCACAAGTCTTCACCGTCAAGGTTGACGGTAAAGAAGTCGAGGTGTCGCTGGAGGAACTCCAAAAGGGATATTCAAGGACTCAGGATTACACGCGAAAAACGCAGCAAATTGCCGAGGTGCGAAAGCACGCAGAGGCAGAGTTGCAGGCGGTGCGTGCCGAGCGCGAGCAGTACGCTCAATTATTAGGTGCTCTAGAGGCACAGGTTCAGCAGGCGGCGCAGCCAAACATTGATTGGGATCGTCTCAGAAATGAAGACCCCATTGAGTATGTGACGCAGCGCGAGATGATGCGTGAAAACCAAGAGAGAAACGCGGCTATCCAATCGGAAAAGCAGCGACTCTCTGAGTTGTCACAGCAAGAGCAGATGCAATATCGCAATCAGATGTTGCAGCAGGAGCAAGAGGCGTTGGTGGCGGCTATACCTGAGTGGAAAGACTCAAAGAAAGCCGCAGCCGAAAAAGCAATGCTTGTTCAATTTGGCCAGAAGGCTGGATTCTCACCTGATGAACTGAAGAATGTTGTAGATCATAGGGCGGTTGTGATGTTGCGTAAGGCAGCGTTATACGACCAGATGATGTCCAAGCGTGGACAGATCAAGCCGGTGACGAACAATGGCCCAAGACCCGCAAAGCCTGGTGCAGCGGGAAGAGTATCAAATAATACTGAAGCATTGCGAGCACAACAACGTCTAGCTAAAACTGGCCGTGTCGATGACGCGGCTGATGCAATCTACAAACTCTTGAAATAAGGAAAAATCATGACTATCGTAAGTAACACATTTACAACCTATAGTGCTAAAGGCATTCGGGAAGATCTTTCAAATGTAATAACAAATATTGCACCAGAAGAAACACCGTACCAATCCAACATTGGCAGAGAGTCAATCACCAACACTCTGTTTGAGTGGCAGACCGACACATTGGCAGATGCAGCCGCCAATGCTCAGTTGGAAGGTGATGACGTTGGCACATTCGATGCAGTTGTTGCAACTGTTCGTTTGACCAACTACGCTCAGATCGCACGCAAAACCATCGTCTTGTCAAACACTGAAGAAGTGGTTAACAAGGCTGGCCGCCGTTCTGAACTGGCATACCAGATCGCCAAGCGCGGTTCTGAGTTGAAGCGTGACCAAGAATTCACATTCTTGAATGGTGCAGTTGCTGCCGCTGGTAACACCACCACAGCACGCGCTACGGCCTCTTTGGGCGCGTTTGTTAAGACAAACACCGACAAGCAAACCAACGGCGCTGACCCAAGCTACAGCACATTGCCAAACAATGCGCGTAGTGACGGCAACGTGCGTACTTTCACCGAAACCATTCTCAAGAATGTGATTCAAAAAGTATGGGCGGCTGGCGGTACACCGAAGATTCTGATGGTTGGTCCTGTCAACAAGCAGCGCGTTTCCGGTTTCTCTGGCATTGCATCTTCACGTTTCAACATCAACGGTGGCGAAAAGCCTGCCGTGTTGATCGGTGCAGTTGACATCTACGTCAGCGACTTTGGCAACGTGGCCGTTATCGCAAACCGTTTCCAGCGTGAGCGTGATGGTTGGATCATCGATCCTGAGTACGCAAAGATGACCGTGTTGCGTCCTTACCAGCAACTCGAATTGGCGAAAACAGGTGACGCTGAGAAGCGTATGCTGTTGATCGAATTCGGCCACAAAGTCTTGGCTGAAAACGCTCACGGCCTTTGCGCTGATTTGTCAACTTCTTAATCGACTGAGAGGAAAAAGGGGAGGAGAAATCCTCCCCTTACTTATATGGAAAAACGATTTTTTGATGCAAGCCCTGACAAGGGGATCACTCGCACTTGGCACTACAACGAGGACACTGATGAGGCAACGATTCAGACAACGCAGGACTTGACTGCTGTCATTGAGGCCAACAAGCGCGACTTTGCCGCCATCGACAATAAAGCAGATTGGAAAGGTGAGTGGCATCATGTTGCCAGTATCCCTGAGTCGATCTACTTTCAGTTGAAGGCAGAGGGCAAGTTGGATGATCCGGTTTACATGAAAAAATGGTTGAACGATCCAGATAATAGGTTCTTTAGAGTGAGGCCAGGTCAGGTATGAAATACATCGCAGTCTGCACGCCAGCGCGTGACATGGTTCACACCAATTACACCTATTGCATGGTCAACATGGTGGCGTACCACACGCTCAACACCACTGACGCTGTCAGCCTCAAGATACTGCAAGGCACACTGATCCAGAATCAGCGTGCTGACTTGTGTCTGGACGCAATGCGTGAGGGTTGCAGCCACATTCTGTTTATCGACTCTGACATGACATTCCCACAGGACATGATCCAGCGATTGATGGCGCATGACGTTGATATCGTGGCTACCAACTGCGCGCGCAGACGTATGCCCACAGGACCAACCGCACAGAATTACGATGAGAATGGCAAGCGCAAACAGGTTTACACCATGCCTGAGTCCACCGGCTTAGAAGAGGTTGGCTCTGTTGGCACTGGCGTGATGCTAATCAAGCGCGAAGTGTTTGAGGGCATGACTGAGCCATGGTTTGATATGCCATGGCAGACCGACACTCGCGGCTACATGGGCGAGGATGTGTTCTTCTGCAAGAAGGCGCAAGAACTTGGATTCAAGGTGTATATTGACCATGATGTCTCGAAAGAGATCGGGCATATTGGCACATTTGAATTCCGGCATGAGCACACTTGGGTGATGAAAGAACAGCTTGAAAAAGAGGCAGTCTAATGGCATTGACCACCTACACCGAACTGAAGACATCGCTGGCCGATTGGCTTAATCGGTCTGACCTGACTTCAGTTATTCCTGACTTTATCAGTCTGGCCGAGGCGCAGATGGAGCGCCAGCTACGCACACGACAGATGATTGTGCGTGCCACTGCCTCATTTGCGGCGGCTGCTGAATACGGCACAGTGCCTGATGACTTCTTGGAAGTCAAGTCAATCAAGCTCGACACCAATCCAGTGACTGCATTGCAGTTTCAGACGATTGATGCCATGGACGCGCTGTCCAACACCACCTACTTGTCCAGCGGCAAGCCGTTGTATTTCAGCGTGGTGGGTAATCAATTCAGACTGTTGCCGATACCTGATGGCGAGTACACCGCTGAATTGGTTTACTACGCCAAGTTGACTAAGTTGTCATCGACCGTTGCAACCAATTTTCTGTTGACTCAAGCGCCGGACGTTTACCTGTACGGTGCGCTTTTACAGGCTGCGCCTTACCTACAGGATGATGCGAGAATCAGCGTGTGGTCATCGTTATATGCTGCTGGCTTAGAGCAATTGCAGATTGCTGATGACCGTGGCTCAACCTCTGGCGGCGCAATCTTGACGCGAGCAAGGACATTCGGATGATGATCACCACCACCAAAGGCGACATGGATGAGTCCTTGTTGCACAAGTCTGTAGGCTCGACTGAGAGCGACAAAGAGATCATCAGTTGGGTTGAATATCGTTTGGATGACGAACTGGTACACAGATCAGTCCATGTTTTGTTGAAACAAAATGTCGCAGCCGATGGCGTTGCAGCGGCAATTGGATAAGGAATAGATCATGGCAAATACTCAGGCAATGTGTACAAGTTTTAAAGGTGAACTGCTTGTCGGTCATCACAATTTTGGCACTGGCGTGATTCGCGCTGCGACTACAGCAGATACTTTTAAGGCTGCCTTGTACTTGGCCTCTGCCACTGTCAGCGCCGCCACAACAGCCTACAGCGCCACCGGCGAGGTGTCAGGCACAGGCTACACCGCAGGCGGCGTGACGGTGACATTTGGCACTGCGCCAAGCACCAGCGGCACTACAGCGTTCGTGACTCCAAGCGCCAGCATCAGTTATTCTGCTGTGACATTGTCTACGGCCTTTGATTGTGTTTTGATCTATAACTCAACTCAATCAAACAAAGCGGTTAGCGTGCATACATTTGGCAGTCAGACTGTGACCGCAGGCACGTTCACCTTGACCATGCCTACCAATGACGCAAGCACCGGTTTAATCCGGTTGGCTTAACCGAGGAGCAGCGGCATGGCTGCTTATGGTTCTGGCGCGTATGGTGTAGGCAAATATCCAATATTGTCTGGAACTTATGGTTCTGGCGGTTATGGATTAGGCATTTACGGCAAAACAAATACTGCAATCAGTGGAAATGCTTCCACTGGTGCTGTTGGTGACTTACTAGAGAACATCTCGATCCAAGAGGATGGCAACATTGCCACAGGCAATGTAGGCACAGTCGCATTGACTGTATCTGTTGCTGTAACTGGCAATGCAGCCACTGGCGAAGTCAACTCAGTCCTAGTCTCTCCAATTATCACCGGCAATGCTGCAACCGGTGCTGTAGGCACTGTGAGCGCAGAGGTTATATCGTTCCAAGCAATTACCGGAATTGAGGGAACTGGCGCTGTAGGCACTGCATCAAATGTCATATCCATAGGGATAACTGGCGTTGAACTGGCTGGATCAGTTGGAACAATAGTTGGATACGGTTGGGGCGCAATTCCAAACACATCCGAAAGTTGGACACCAGTTTCAGACACCTCAGAAAACTGGACAGATTTAGCAGACAATTCAATCACTTGGCAAGAAGCCGCGTAAAAGGGGATTAAGAATGGCAGATACCACCACAACAAACCTATTGCTCACAAAGCCAGAGGTAGGCGCGTCAACAGACACATGGGGAACTAAGGTCAATACAGACCTAGATTTAATTGATGCATTGTTTACTACTGGGCCTGCATTAAAGTCAAGCAAGGGCGGTAGTGGCATAGCAAACAATGATGCTGCTACCGTCACTTCATCTGGAAATTTTGCATACACCAGAACATTGACCGGAACTACAAATGTCACATTCCCAACTACTGGAACATTAGCAACACTTGCCGGATCAGAGACATTAACCAATAAAACACTGACCAATCCAAGCGTAAACAACTACACCGAGGGCGTAGTTGCAATTGGTACAGTTACAAGCTCAAGTACATTGTCATTGACCAGCGGCACTGTGCAAACCGCAACCTTAACAGCATCAACTGCTTGCACATTCACCATGCCAACAGCTACTGCTGGTAAATCATTTATTCTTTTGCTTAAGCAAGCGGCAGCCACAGGCAACGGCACAGCAACATTTACATCTGTGAAGTTTGGTTCGGCTGGCGCACCAACAATCACGGCAACCGCTGGCAAGATGGATATTCTGACTTTTGTTGCTGATGGAACAAACTGGTACGGTTCTATTGCACAAGGATACACACCATAATGTTTGCCGCAAAAAACTTCTTCCTTGCTGGTGGTGGTGGTAGATACACCGTCATTGAATCGTTCCTTGCGACTGGTTCTTGGAGTTGTCCTACTGGTGTAAGTAGCGTAGATTATTTGGTTGTTGCTGGAGGTGGAGGTGGCGGTACTGATTTTGCTGGTGGTGGCGGGGCAGGAGGATTTCTAACTGGTACTGCACTATCCGTTACTGCTGGCACAACATATACGGTAACAGTGGGCGCTGGTGGTGCGGCTGTGACTATAGGCGGTAATTCTGTATTTAACTCAATCACTGCCACTGGTGGTGGTAAGGGCGGGGGTAACAATGGCGCTGGCGCATCAGGGGGTGCTGGCGGTTCTGGCGGTGGCGCAGCGGGCGCTAACGCTGGCGGTAGCGCTGGCACTGGAACGTCTGGACAAGGGTTTGCTGGCGGTACTTCAGCCGCCGTTGGAACGGCTGGCGGTGGCGGTGGTGGCGGCGCAAG